AAAGTACCAAGTTTTTCTGGTTCACCTTCTTGGATCAGAGAGTTAGAACCCTGATAAAGATAATGGGTTCCAGCAACACCAGTTATATTCTCAATCTCACAACGAATTGGAAGGAATGGAGTAGAACACCAAACCCTATCAAGATTATTTGAGTTATCAAAAGTATGACTCTTGATAGTTTCTCCCTTCATTAACCAAGAAAAATCTACAGTTCCTGCACCATACCACTCATAACTTATGGAAATCATCTGTTGTTTTGTTGGATCTGCGGTTACACCAGTCCAACCATTTCCATCAAACTTCTCACCATTCCATTGATCTCTACCAACTCTTATTTCTGTAGTAATTCCAGATGTACTGGTGCGAATTACATAAGAATATGTGCCCCCATTATCCTCAAAATAAACACCATTATTATCGTCAAACAATCCAAATCTTCTACGAATGCCGACTTGTGGTGCTTCTAAACGAATTGCAAATGCAAGGGTTGCTGGCCTTCCAGGAATGTATCTCATCACATTCTTGGTTTGGCGAATAACTTTACTACCAGATGTGGAACCAACTTCCATAATTATATTACTTGCGTATTGGTTCCAAGTTGCAGTTCCAACACCAACTACTCTTTCATCCCAAACATCAGTTTCTTTACCATACTGGAAAGTATTAAAGAAAACTGTTTGGAAAGGAGCAGTTTTTAATCTGTTGTTGTTAGAAAACTGAGGTCTCCAATCTGTCTGGTTTCCCCAGTGATCTGCGATATTATAAACTTCAAATAAAGATCTTTCTTGATCAAGATAATCTTGTGTATTTTTATTCCAAATAGCCATAAATTAAATCCACTCTAATTTTGCTGGATGATATCTTTTTACATTTTTTATGTTTAAATTTTTTTCCTCTATTGGATAAATTTGCTGAACTACCGCACCTGGATATTCTCCCTGAATCTGCTCACCTAAATCTCTTTTATTGGGAATTCCACTTTTAGTAGTTAAATCAAGTCGGTAAAGATTTCCATTCCATAAAATATCAGCACAATATTCTTCCCCAACTTGCTGTAATTCTGGTTGACTACCAATATTTAAAGTTCCATTAAAGTCGCCATTAATAGTGATACTTTCTGAAAGAAATTGGTTAAAGCTTTTCATATCAGCAATTCCACGCACGAAGAGATTTATTGATTCTGCTATCTGGATCTCTAGCAGTTTTTTTAGAAGTTAGTTTTGCTTTCATGCCTTTCATTCTGGCACAGAACGACGCCCTGCGGGGATTTCCAACCTTCTTTGAAGGTGCTTTAAGGTCGCTTCCAGGATTCTCACGTTCGTAGGATTTACGTCCTTTTTCGTTAAGTCCACCTTTTTTGTTTTTACCCTCTTTGCGAGTCCATGCGGCAGTTTCACCGATGACTCCAATATTTAGAAGATAATTTTTTCTCTTCTGTTCAGAATCAGATGGAATGACAGCAACATTACAATTCATAGTTTCATTTGCCACAATGAATGGTTTTGTTGGATCATTGATTGCTGGAACATATGAATAAAGAACCGCACCAGGATAAATTTTTTGAATTGCTGCATCAACATCTTCTTTAGATGGTCTTTCTTGAGTAGAGAAGAACATGTTGATTTTTATAGTTTTGGTTTTCCAATTCAAAAGAATTGTATATGTTTGACCAACACTATAAATTGTTTTTGCTGCTTCATCAACCAGTTCATTATCTGGAGTGTATGAATTAGCAAGTTTTACCATACTGCTGGGGAGTAAAGGACCTTTTGCCTTACCAGCAGCATTAGGAACTCCAGCATCAGCAGCCTTATTAATTTTCTGCTGTCTTCTAGCCTTGTTTGGATCTCCACCACCAACTTCAAAACTTATCCCTTCGAGAACTTCTTTTACACAATTGGGAACCATTCTATTTCCTTTTTTCTTCATACCTTTAGCGGTATAACCTTTCCAACATGCTTCAGAAACATCCTCATCACTTGACATATATTCTGCTGCAGTATCAATAAAATCTGCTGCTCTGGTAATCTTGGATTGAACCCAAGCGGGGATTTGTTGATTTGGTTTCTTTACAATTTTTCTAAGAATATTGATAGATCTTTCAATCTGATCAAATTCAATTCTTGCCATATATCCTTCTTCGTCCTTCATCTTTCCAGAAGCAATTTCTTTATGATCTTCTGGAAAAAATTCTTCGGATTTATTTCCCCAATTTTTTGCACCTGCCTTACGACACTTGACAAGTGCTCCTGATGCATAAGCACTAGGCCAAACGTCATAACGGGACTTTACTTTATGATAGCAAGCATCCTTTTTGCCACTACCTTTTCCTTTGACATCCGACTGTTCATTCATTTTCTTTTTTCTTCCCTGACAGTGTGCTTTTTGTGAAAAACCTTTAGGATTATCACAATCTATCGATCTTTTATATTTATCTGACCACTCTTCATTTCTTTGATTTGGTTTATCTGTAGAAACGTATGTTGGTTTTGCAGCACCAGATTTTGCTTGTTGTCCTGGGTCTGCTGCTTTTTTTCTTCTTGAAGCAGAACGCCTTTCTGCAGGAGTCATTGATGCTCTTTTTGAAGAAGATACACACTTTGGAGTTCCTTCTCCTGGAGTATCACTTGCACAAGTACCACCAGTTACAACATTAACCCATCCAGGTTTTCCTTCTTTAGATTTAGAACCTTTAAACCATTGATGAAGATTTCCTTCGGTTACTTTTTTCTTCTCAACTTTTTTCAATTGAGTATAGTAATCTGGGCGCTCATCAACATGTTGAAGTGCAGTAATTTTAGCCCCAGATTTACTGGTAGTATGCTCACCTTCAACTTCAGTGCCCATTTTTACTTGCTTCATAATGGTCTTTAAAGAAACCTTATGCTTTTTGGCAAGTTCTTTTGGAGATTTGTATGGTTTTGTTGGACCTTTAGGATCCCTCTCTTCTGTAAATGAAGACATTAAAATATTAAAATCTTTAAAAATATTTATCACTAAATAGAATTAAATCGAAGAATTAAAATGAAAAGATTACTACTCTTTTCGTTATTCTTTATAATGCCCGCTAGTGCAGCTGAAATCACATCAAGAATTACTGATTCGGTACAGTTAAAAGTTGATGGTGCTGCAGTTCAATCTGCCAGAATTGGTGCTTCTTATTCTGTCTCTGGAACCAACATTCAATCTACATCTTTTGGTGGTGTAGGTGGTGCTGGAACCTATGATGTTAATACAGCAGGACAAGCATTCACATTCAGCGAAACTTTCAATGCTGCTGATACACCCGTAACTTCACAGACAGTTACTACTGGCGTAATCGGTTCGCCCAATCTCTATGGCGACAGCGTAACTCAAACTGGTGGTGATAAGGGAACTCTTGCTGGTACTCTTTCTGGTACTGGAGTTCCTACTGTAACTGCTGGCGGAGCAGGAACTACAGCAACTGGTCAAAGAACCATTGAATTGAGTGTATTTAAATGAAAAGAATCCTAGCAGGACTTTTCCTGCTAGGGTGTCATAATGCTGCCCTAGCAGAAAGTATCGTACCTAACTTTACAAGAGGTACAATAAATTCGACAACCGAATCTACTACTAAAATTGTAGAGGCTATTCGCCAAGTTGAATATACAACTGGCACATCATACACTGTGACTGGAACTAACATTAACATTCCTGGCAATCCAAAACCTGGAGCAAATTATACGATTATGAATCAAGGTGCTCCATTCCAGTTCAGTGAAACTTATCTCGGTCCTGGAGTGGCTAAAGAAACATGGATAGATCGATCAACAGAAATAAATTCAACTACTACATCAATCTCTGTCTTTACGCAGTAATTCTAAATGGCACGGCATTTGCTCAATCTGCTCCTAGCAATACTAATATTGCAGGTCCTTCTGCTAGTGCCACTGGGAACGTTACTAATCAAGCAGTACAAGTCCTACAAGGGCCGTATGCAGTCAACACTTATGGACAGGGAGTTAGTTGCCAAGGACCAACATTTTCAGTGTCTCCATTTCTTTTAAAAAGTGGCAATGAAAGTGATGATCCAAGTACATTCGCATCAAGAAATGAAAATTGGGGTATTTCTGCAGGAGTCAATATCCCATTAGATAATAGTTTAATGGAACTATGCAAGGCAAGAGCACGTACAGAAATAGAAAGGCAAAAGGCAGAAGCAGATAAAGCACGTCTTGACTTTGAACTTGTTAGGATGCTAAAATGTGGTGAAGCAATTAAAAATGGTATTATGTTTCACCCAGAAAGTCCATATGCAAAGATATGCTCTGACATCGTAGTGACGAATATAAAAAAATAATAAAAATGGTATAACATTTTACATTAAAAAAATTCTATATATTGTACGTTCATTCGCTATTTCCGAATAGCGAACGGAAGTAAGCCGACTCGGAACGGATCGTTCATCTATGGAAGCACTCTTATTAACTTGTCTTCAAGCACAATTTATCGTTGGTAAAGTGATTACTAATCCAGAACTAACTCTTCAACAGAAGAATGACATTATCTGGGAAGTAAAACAAATGACAAGAAAAGAATGTAAGATAGACGCAAAAGCCGACTGAAGGAACGCTCTTTAACTTAAACCCTTAAGGAGAACCCTAATGTCACAAGCAACTTATCGTGGATGTCAGTATAATACTGATACCCCTAAAGAAGAATATCGTAAGTGGTATTCCGAAACTCACGCACCAGCACATCCTAATAATGTATATCGTGGAACACCTTATCGTCCATGCAAGAATGAAGAGGTAGCAAAATGAACTGGTTGCATTTGATCCGTATACAGACCATTAAAAGAAAAAAATTAGAAAACGCTCAGTATTACATGGCAACTTTGGGATGAAATACTTGATTCCAATTTTAGTGCTATTGCGTATTATATCAAATGATGGTGTTTTCAGTGAGCAGAGAAGATTCCCAATCAAAAAAGAACCACCCGAAATTCGGAAAGTTCAAAGAAGAAAGGGTAAAAAATTTTTTAAAATGCAATTCTAGATGCTAATTTTTTAGCAATCTTTTTAGCAGGGGCAAACAAGGGTTTAAATCTTTGTTGCCCCTCTTTTGTAAATTTTTCTGATATAATATCATCAATAATAATCTTGTTATCAATCTCGTATAAAGAGTTAATATCTACCTGATCTCTTAAATATTGTTCTGGATTGTCTATTTGATCTACAAGACGTGTTCCATTTGCAGAGTATTCAAATATATCAATATGTCCTTCTTCTGCCATGACATAATGAAGTACAGGTTTGACTTGTTTGATTTTGATTTTAAACTTATTCTTCGTTGCTTCTTTTATGAATGGTTCAGCAGCGTTCTTTAATGCATTAAATGCTGTTGTCGCTATCATTGTAGACGCCGTAGTAACTACTGCTACAGCACCTGCCGTAGCAACAAGAGAAGGATCAGGTAAATTAATATCAACTCCACCGATTGTAAATGTTGGTTGTGGTTTATCTGCTGGTATTTCTGCAACAGAAGTAGATGGTTTCGTTGCTTGCTGAACTGCTGGAGGCAATTCTGGTGGTTTGCTATCTGGCAACCCTCTGTTCTTAGCAGCATCCTCCTGTTGCTTCTGTTGTTCTGCTCTTACAGCAGCATCAAATTCTTCTTGAGTTGGCACATTAACCGTTGGGTAATTCACCCTTGGGTTTGGTAACTCAAAAATTGGCAAAGATAAACCCCTATTAACAGGATCTGGAACAGACCTTGTTATAGGGATTTCTATTCTTTGAATTATTGTATCAGGGGACTGGAGCTGCTGAACCTGGGGCACTTTGTTGCTCCTCAGATTCTCCAGTTGCGCTTGGTTTATCTGGGGGACTTGGTGGTGTTGGTTCAACCTTAGGTTGGTTATCTGATTTACTTCCTGGGGCATCTTTCTTTACGGCATCAACTCCAAAAGTAGCTAAAGAGGCCGTGAAAATTGACGCAATAAATGTTGGATCCATTTTTGGTAAAAATCCACCATAACTTGCCGTTAAGAGTGCGGCACTCCATCCCAAAACAAGAATTCTCACTTTCACTGCTCCATTACTCGTTACTTTATTAGACATCGTTTTCAGAAAACTAATCCGAACTATTTATCTTATTTTCTTGTTTGATTAGTTTCAAAAGATCTGCAGTAGATCCAACATACAACGCATTGTTTGTGATTGTTTTTGGACCCTGATATTCATCATTAATATCCTTCATTTTTTTGTGTAGATCTGCTAGCTTATCTGCAACATCAGCAACATTTTTAATAAGTTGACCAGCAACTTCATATGCCCTTGGATGATCGGAACTAGCAGCAACATCTAATATTCCATTGACTGCTTCCTGACCTTTTTCAATCAAGGAATATAACTGTGCTCTACTATACTCATAATCTTTTTCTACTTCTATAGATTCTTTAGATTTTTCAATAGAAGATGGAACCTCAGTTTTTTTAACAATCTGAGTTTCTACATTTAATGCTTCACCAATTTTATCGTATGAATTGTCCATAAGTTACACATCTTGTCCTAAAGTAGGACTATAAGTTTTAAAGTCCCCAAAAAATTCTACATCAGAATTAAATCCAAAATCATCATCAAGTTCGATTAAAGCATCATCTAAAACATTAAGTACATCTATCGATGTTCCAATATCATGACTTGATACAACACTATTGTCAATACCTCTATAAACTGTTAATGTATTACCATCAACGGATTTAATCTGCATGTTTTCATCACCAATTTTAATGTACACATCTTTTGATAATGCAGTAGCATCATTCACATCAAATTTTGTTACCTTATTATCTATATCTTCTGCAAGAGAAGTTGTATTATCATTATTGTAATCATTTAATGCTCTAGGAGTAATAGTATAACGAACTTCTCGTTTTGCATTTTTAATGTCAGTACTACTGAAATAATCAACTTTGACTTTCTTAATCAATGCACTTGTATTATCTACTACAGGACCAAAGAAGTTTGTCTTTGCAGTAAATGACAACGTGTACATTAAATATCTCCTCTCACCATAATCTCCCTCATAATTATCACTCATAGAAATACTATTTAAGAATATTGGAGTATCTTTTTTTTCTCCAATGGATTCTACTAAATCTATTGTGATTGCAAAGGATGGTTGAAAAAATGGAAGTATCTGTTCTAAAATTTGAAGGGCATCGTCTTGAATTTTTGAGATAATATTCAATTCAAATGAAAGATTGTATGGAACTGGCATGAATACCTTGTTAATCTTCGTATTGTCTGAAGGATTAACGGCCTTAAATGTTTGAATTGGAGATCCCTTTCTACTTCCATCATAAGATATACCCTTCATTTCAAAGGATAATCTTGGCAAACTGATACTCTGTTTTTTTGCCAGATCTGGTTGTTGTTCAATTCTTGCTAAAAACTTTTGAATAGGTCCATATGCAATAGGAACTAATAAATCACTTTTTTGATTTCCAGCAGAATCTTTGTGTTTAATGTAAATATTATTGAAAAGGGTTCCAAACCCTATAACATTTTTTCTTATAATTTCGTGATAAAAATAGTTTGAAATCATTAGTAATCTCCGAATGGGTTTTTCTCTGAGAAGTCAAGAATTAAATCTGCCGCTTCTTGAATCTCTTCATTTTGATCAAAGTTGTCGAAAGTATCTACATCAGTATCAGTATATCTTTCGATATTACTTATTACATATCTTCCTGTTGATCCAAGTCCAACATGAGTAAACGTTGTAGCAGAACCAACAAGAATTTCTCCAATTCTGAATGTTCCAGTAACATTGTTGACTTTGAGTACCAGAGTATCTGCATCCCAGGTTTTAACAATTGCTGTCGTTGAGGATGCAGATCCAGTAACTGTTTCATTAAGAACAAAGTTTCCAGTTCCAACACCAGACGGATTTCCAATTGTTATTGTTGGTACTGAAACATATCCAGAACCACCATTCGTAATTCTAATTTGTGCAATAGTACCTGCTGCACTTACAACAGCGGTTCCAATTGCAGTAACTCCACCAGAAGGTGCAGCAGTGAATGAAACGGTTGGTATTATAGAATATTTAGATCCTGGGTTTGTTATAGTTACAATACCAATGCTATTGCTGGTTGAAATGCCAGCGGTTGCTATCGCACCAGATCCAGAACCACCAATAAATTTAACTAGTGGTGGTGTTGAGTATCCAGCACCAGGATTTGTAATAAGAATTTGATCGATAGAATATCCAGTGCTGAATCCACTAGATGATCTATTAGTCATGATTGCTACTGCCGTAGCATTAATTCCACCAGAAGGTGCTGCTTGAATTGCAACAGTTGGTGTACTCTTATATCCATATCCATCATTAACAACTGTAATATAAGAAACAGTTCCAGAACGAAGGGATGTTACTGCAGTTGCGGTTTGTCCTATACCAACTAATGTTAATTTAACCGCATATCCAGATTCTTGGAAATTATCATCAACCTCATCAATATCAGTATCAATTATCTCATCTTCATATTCAAATGGTTCACAAACCAATTCGTAAATATAGAGTTTATTTAATTGATAAAATTCAGTTTCATGTTCTACAAACTTGACTTCAAAAATAGTATCTGAAAGTGGGAAATAGATTAAGTCACCCTCTTTTGGTCTAATAGCAAGTTTAAAATTTTCTTTTACATTTCCAGCAGCATCAACTAAAAATGGAGAAATATAATCTTCATATCTTTCACGAGATATAATCAACCTTAGTTCATCTTTAGATTGAATGCCAAATTTTGTAAGAATATCTCCTCCACCACCAAATCCTTGGTAACTTAAAACATATGCCTCTATAGGAAAACTTTCGTCGAATTTTGATAATACATTCTCACGAATTATAGTTTTTTCAGATACAAAACGTCGAGGTAAGTATACAACTTCAACCCCATACATTTTAAGTTGCTCATTTATTAATTGTTGAACAAGATCTTGTTCAGACCTGCTTCCTTGTAGAAAAAATGGATTTAATGCCATAAGATTAACCTATCATATCTAGTGGTGGCATTTCATACTCTGCTCTCATTCTGATCTTAATATCATCCAATTCTCTAATGGCATCTTCATAAATTTGCCTTCCATTTAATTCAATTCCCCCAGGAAGTTTTACTCCTTGGAACTTAATTAAATTCTGACCCCATTGCTTTTTAATCAATGATGTTAGATACATTTTAAGGAAAGAATCATTCCAAACTTTTGGAAAATCTGTTGGATCAAGGATTCTATAACAACTTATAACAATATATTCTCCAGCAGTTAATCCACCCCAATGAGCGTCGATATACAATCTATTTTGTCTTTTAGTATATCTAATATTTTTATCAGTATTAATTAAGAAGTTAATGGTTTCCAAATACGTTTTGACCATGGTATAGTTTAACAACTCAATAGAAGTAAAGTTGTAAACATCATTTAAGAAGATTTGATATGCAACGTTAAACATACCAGTAGAAAGTGTACTAGTATCAACTTTGAATATTCCATCAATACCAATCACAGAATCTGGAATCGTGATATAATTTGAATCCTCATAGAAGTCAAATGTGGTTGTTCCTATTCCAGGAACGTTAGAACTAGGACTAGTCGTTGTCGTGAGTCCAGTAATTCCTTTTCCTCTGTCAATATCATTTTGAGTTACTTTATATTTCAAATACATTTTTTCCACGCCATCAAAATGACGCTCTTGGAAAAATTGAAGAGCATCATCGACAAGATCATCTATCTGATCATCATCAACGTTTATCTCTAAGACAGGTGCTCCTAAGCGTCTTAGACAATAATCAATAAGAGATTGTCGTGAAGATGGTTTTGCCATGTATCGCTACTTTTTTTTCTATTTATTAAAATTCTTCTGAAGGTTTCTTTCTAGAATTAGTTTTTGTTAATTTAGCAATCTCTTCATTTAAAGATGCTATTTGTTGATTTAATGCAATCACTTTACATTCTAATGCGATTGATTGAGTAATACTTTCGTGCAACTTTTTTTGATATACTTGAATAAAAATATTATATTCTTGTTCAGTCATAGCAATCTCCTAAAAAAATAGGGGAGATTTCTCTCCCCGATCAAATTATTTATTATTCTCAGAACGTTCCGCCATCTACGATTATGTTTTGTAAATGTCTTCCTGTTACTCCACCGATAGTTGTATGTGAAATAACTGCCTCACCAGATCCTGCTGTATCTGTAACAAACAGACCTTTAAACTCAACATCAGCGTAGAATCCACTATCTACAGTAAGAACTCCACTTGACTCAGAAATTCTAGAAGCAAGGACAACTCTAGATTCAGAATCATCCCAATAGACCGCTGCTAATCTTGCGGCAGTATCAAAATAGTGGAAAAGTAATCCAATATCTTTATTTACATCACTACTTGGTGCATTACCATCAACTTTTGCAAGTTCAATTAACGTATCTTCTACAGTTAATGATGTAGTATTAACTTGAGTGGTGCTTCCACTAACTGTTAAGTTACCAGTTACTGTTGTATTACCAGAACCATCAAAAGTAATTGCAGCAGTTCCACCACTATCTCTAATATCGTTACCATTGATACGGACATCCCCACCAACAACTAAATCTGTAGAGAATGTAGAAACACCCGTTACGTTGATACCACTATTTGCAACTACAAGACCAGATGCATCACTATACGTTAAACTTGCATCATCTTGGAGAGCACCAGATGTTCCAGCAAGAACAACTCTTCCTGAGGTTAAATCAGATACGGTTGCTGAAGCAAATGTCGCTTCTCCAGCAGTTACACTTATAGAGTTGCTAAACGTAGAAACTCCAACTACTGAAAGTCCAGCACCAACACGAACTGCATTGTTAACATTCACTACTCCAGTAAATGTTGAAACTCCAGTAACTGACAGGTGATCAGTTACAGATACTGTTCCACCAGCAGAATCAAGAATTAAATTGCCAGAAGAAGTGTCAATTTCATTTGTAGCAGTTATTCCAATTTGAATTCCATCAACAACAGCACCTGTCGCAAAAGTACCTATTCCAGAGAAACTTGCGTGTCTCCATCTCTTGCTATCTCCTCCACTTCCAATATCAAATGTAGCATCAGTATTTGGAAGAATGTTGGAGTTTACATCGGCAGCAAATACAACATTATCTGTATTGGCATCACCAAGATTAATAGTACCACCTTTAAATGTTACTTCTCCAGTAAATGTTGAAATACCAGTTACTGTGAAATCACCACCAACATTCAAGTTTTTAGCAACACCAACACCACCAGTAAAGGTTACTGCGCCACCAACCGATGAGTGTGAATTAGTATCTAAAAGAAAATCTACTGCATTAGTAAAGGTTGCAAGACCAACAACAAATTGATCCGCACTAACGCTACCTAAAGAGTTGGACCAACTTAAAGTTCCAGTTCCGTTTGTCTTTAAGAAGAAATCTGCAGTTGGTGTTGCTGGGAAGGTGTAGGTTACAGCAGTTCCAACCGAATCGGGTGCAGCAAGAGTAATTGAAGTTCCTGCAACTCCAACTGCGTGGGAACCAAAAAGATTAACTCCACCACCTACAGATGCAGTTTCTTTCTTCCAATATCTTGAAGATCCAAAAAACTTATTATTGGGGTTAGTTCCGTCTACACCAATATAAAAGTTAAATTCGTCGGTAATAAATGCTGGTTCTCCAGTATTTAATCCTACTGCAGAGAAAGCAGATTGACTACCTCTTTTAAACCTAATCGTTGGGTTTGCCATTTACCAATGCCTAGTTTCCTTAAATATATTTATTAAATTTTAAAAAACACCACCATCAAAATCAATATTATCTGCCCTGTTGGGATCAGTATCTAAAACATTGATAAAATCTCCTGGTATTCCTCCAGGAACAGCATCTTGTAATATTTGGTCTGGATCAACCCCCTTCCATTTTTGAGTGGCAGAATCATATTGAAGAACAAATGTATCACTAACTCCAGTTAAATCAACATCCGATAATCCAGACAAAGAAGTTAATGATGCAACGTCAGATAAGTTGCTAGCAACTACTTTAATAGCAGATTGATCACCAGATCTAACTTTTATTGAATTTGAAGATGGAACCCTTACTCTAACTGCCATTAGGTACAAACTCCTGCATTTACTAGTGCCATTCCTTCAACAACTCTAGTTTTAACTCCACTAGTGTCTGTCAGTAAAACATCGTAAACATATCTTCCAGGTTTTAAAACGGCAGTTTGTCCAGACGTTAATGCAATACCAACAGTTCCAGTACTTGATGTGATGGTTACACTAAAATTTGTCTTGGAAGAACTTCCTGGATGTTTTGCTAATTTAGCAATTCCAGTATATCCAGCAAGATTTTTAGTGGAATTTGTGAGATCATCTTCTAGCAGAAAACTGTTCGAAAAATTTGCACCCTGCTCAATAGATATGTTTACTACTCTTACTGACATGAGTAATTAGTCATTTTACTATTATTTATAGTTTATCCAAAATGAGTTTCATCATGGACTTTATTTCAGATACATCATTTTTTAAATTTTCAATCTCTTCTCTTTCTTTCAATTTTCTTTCTCTGTGAGAAATGTATTCTTCATACTCTTTATAGTTGGTGTTGACTATAGCATTAGAATACCTATCTCTTTTTAGAGAAGAGTGCCCTTCAACAGGAATATAATCGCTCATGATGCAAGGGCAATAACTCTCAGATCAGAAATCTTAGGAACAAACGCTTGATTAGTTCCTGTCATGACTATCTTAATCATAAATCCATTAAACGCTGGGAGATTGTCTTGAGAGTAGAGGTACTCATAGAACTCACCATCACCATCTCCAGGAGTAGATGATGGGACATTATCATTTGGTAATCCATTGTTTAATGCAGGGTCAATAACAGTGTATTCTGTACCATCATTAACTCCAGATTTGGTCAGGTTTGTATAACCAGGGAAGAGTTGATATGGTTGATCAGAATCTGATAAATCTTGTCTGAATAATCTATAAAGAACTCTAATCTCATTGCTAGAATATCTAAATCCAGAGAATCTTACCTGTAAAGATCTTGCTGGAGTTGAGAGAGAAACTTTCTTAGATACATACACTGCAGCGTTAGGGTCCCCAATTGGTGAATTGACTCTCTTATCAGATGCAAAATCACTTACAATATTATCAATTCTATTTGAAGTTGTGATAATATTTAATCTTTGAAGATCAATTACGGGCGACAATCTATCAGTTTCTGTATTCATATTGAATTCCATGGTGAATGATTTATTACCTGGGAGATTTGTCAATCTATTAGTTTCATTTATTTGAGAACAAATAATTCTTGGCGATGTAAAGTAATTTGTTTCATTAAGAGAAATTTGTTCAAATCCCATATCTTCAAATGATACTTCGTTTCCAGAAATACTGGTCCCAGAAACCGTTCTCACTCTAGTAGTAATATTTGTTCCTGCAGGTTTTAATGTAGAAACATTAGGAGTGATTGCTTCAAATTGGATATTTTGTGTTGCTTTTGCAACAAATCCACCACCAACTTTTGATGAATTAAAGTGTAATGGTTGGAATCCATTGGCATTTCCAACAGTTCTATCAACACCATTACTTGCAAAATCAACTTTAAGTGCATAAGTATCCAGAGACCTTGGATCTGTTACTGTTGCAGATGACAAGTCGTGGGTCTTGTTGATTCTTCTCAGAGAAACTCCATTGAATTCATACTTATTGACATAAGATCCAACTGGATGGGTTTTGACTAATGTATTATCAATTCCTCTGGTAACACCAGTGAGATTGTTTCCGCTAGTCCCTTCATAACTGATGATCTCATCATTGACAATGACGTAACCTGGATTTGTTGAAGATACTCCAACGTTTTCAAAAGTATTAAAGATTGTTATTGAAGAAAGTTGGATATCTGCAATGGATGTGCTAGAATATTCTGCATTTAAAGTTACTGGGGTGTAATCACTATCAATATTTGAAAGAGTAACTTTATTTGATGCAGCGTGCATACCGTGGTTTCTGTGAGAAACTACAATATGAGATCCATCTGATTGGGTTGAGATATTAATAGTTGTTGGAACTGCAGGCAATGTTGATGCAACACCAACATTATTATATGCAATGGTATTAACCGTATCAAAATTTCCTTGTACTCCAGTCAAGGAAAGTTGATTGACTGATGTAACAACTCCAACGTTGAATCTTACATTTTTGCTAGTAGCACCTACTTGTGCAGAAAGTACATCACCAACAGAGTATCCAGTACCACCATTAGTCACGGTAACGATTCCAATGGATCCATTTACAACTTGAACCAGTGCAACTGCACCAGATCCTCCACCAGTTACACTATTAAGATTTACATTTGAGTATAAGAATGTGCCAGATGATGGTGTTAAACCAGATCCAACATTATTTACAGTCAAGTTGAGAATATTATTAGTAGATCTTCCAACACCAATAATGCCTGCAGTTTTAACTAATTTTCCAGTAGCATTAGGATTATTGATTTGAGTAATCGTAACTCCTGGAGTCAGGAACGTTGATGGAACTGTGCTTCCAAGACCAACAACAACTTCTCTAGATGCACTATAAATTGGATTTGGTTTCAGGGTTACGATATTATCGTTACCAGCGGAAAGACGTGGGTTATATGCAGTAAATGTTCCAGTTGAAGATGTAAAACTTGCTCTGTGAATTACAAACTTAAGATCTTCAGATTGACTTGGATCCCAAGTTGAACCATTTTGTGGTTTAAACAGAGAACCGAGATATGGTTGTTGAGAAACAACAATCTGTTGATTTTGACTAAGATTTGCTGTGGTGACATCAACTTCACCCATTCTAGCAATCCAAACATTATAATTATTTGATGGTGAGGTTAATACGAGAGCGTATGATTGTCCTCCAGTCAAGTGAATTGGTGAATTGAATCTAAATTTAGTTGCTGATGTGCCATCAGTTGAAGTATTTACTTGAGATGGTTCAAGAGTCACTTCACCGAATGGAACAATCTCAGTAGTTGGTAAATCAGAACTGGTAGTTCTAACTTGTAACGTTACTGGAATTGTAGAATCTTTTGATTGGAAGTATACGTCTATCGAAGTGATAAAACAGTCATCACCCTTAGCAACTACAAATGTTTCTGCTAAAGGATCAATCCAATCTTTCTGAACGTTTTGATTATCTCTGACTTTCTTAGTATATCCAAATTCAGAATCAATAGTTCTAGAGTCAGAAAGAGTAATAGTTTCAATTTGACCATTTCTGGTTGACAGATAAGTGCTCTGCTTAATGTCAAGAAGACCAGAAGATACAAATTTCGCCTCTCCAGCACTAGACACAGATCCAGGGACTGTGCTATTGATTGGACTTGAAGACAATCTAAATGTCTTTGAACCTGTGGCAAATTGTGGATTGGTTGCAAACTTTGGATTTGGAATATAGAGAGATCCAATTAATGTTGCAGAAGAATCAGAAATTAATCTCAAGTTAGTAATGGTTGCTTCTGCACCACTAGTTTCACCCTTCAACTTCATACCAACTTTAACTCTACCCTTAAAGATTGGGTTTGCCATATCAGACAAACTTGAAGTATCAATATTGAGTACAGTTGAAGTTGCAGAATATTGACTGCTCAATCCTACTGTAGAATCGTATGGATTAGAATTGAATATAATTGTTGGTGCATTATAAGGACCATACTTGTGATCTGGAACTGCTGCTCTTGCAACAAACTGCTCTGATTCTTTAGAAGAATTTGTTGTTGATTCTAATGATCTTATAGTTTCTCCAACAACAAATACTCCATTATCCATTTGAATTTCTAACAGTTTAGGAACACAATATTCCGTCATGTTAACATTCTCAAAGAAAGCATAGAACTGTGTAGAAGGTTTGACTCTTCTGGCAGAAAATTCAATGTTTCTTTCTCTGCAATATGGAACAATGTCTCTACTTACAAGTTTTTCACCAAGATAAACTGAATCTACTTTTGGAGTTACATTATATTGAATTGCTTGCTTCGATTGTTTTGTCGAAACTTTATATTCAGAAAGGTAAGAATCTTGGTAAGTATCTCTAAATGTAGTTTGTCTATATTTTCTTCTATGAGGACCACCGTTATTTACAAACGATCCTACAGTTTTATTGCTTGATGGGGTCTTTGCCTTCTCAACATACTCGTCAGATACTACAGTTTTACCTGCCCATACTGTCTTCCAAATTTCCCAGTCAATTGGAGAGAATCCAGTATTTGGATCTGATTGATATACAGAAATCCAAGCATCATAATCTCCTTTCTGATCCACTTTGATTGGATCAAACATTTTTTCTTCGATCCAAGTATCCGATTCTGGATACAGTTCTATATTACCAATCCAATTTACTAATGAGAATGGATTGATATTTTCATATCTAGTTGCAAAGTTTTGTTGGACGAAAGTAGTTTCATCATACTTTAATGTAATCAAATCTCCAGTTCTCTGGATATTTGCATTCTGAAGATCAGTTACATACTTGAGATCAACTGCTGCATTAGCAGTGGTTCCAATACCAATCGCAGAGGCAGATCCTAAAAGAAGATCTAAAGATGTTGTATAATGTGATGGTCTGAGTTCGCCCTTATCAACGTTAATACTTGACTTGAAATCGGGACTAGATACGTTATGGGGATCATGAGATCTAAAGTTATCTACATAGAAACCATTTTTGAATCTATCAAGTCCAGTTACAGGATCTTTAATCGACAGATTTTCAGTTTCCTGCTCAAGCAAACTCAATGCAGTGAAATACTCTACATTCTTAATTCTTGACTCAAGATTGCTGATATCACGCATCTGATAACGCTTGTGCTTAGTTAAAGAAACTAAGTTGTCAGTTCTTGCGTGAGTTGAATATGGTGGTAAACTAATTGTAGCAACTTCAAAAGAATCTGTTGGGATTATTGGTGGAACTGGGGACTCTGAAGGTTCTCCATGAACAACTTCAAAATCACCATCTCTATCTAAAACAAGTTTATCAATTCTTCCTAACTTGTAAGAATAACCGAGAACCAACGCTTCTCCGCCAACAAGATTAGTTGTTACAGATGAACCATTATTGGGGAATATTCTAGAAGAATATTCAAATGGGGATCTAGAACTGCTGGTATCGTAATCAGAAACTCTTGGTCTAAGATCAATGGTATCAGAATTTCTCAGATTTCTATCATTAATTCTTGGAAGATCTGTTCCATTGCTAACAACATTTGCAGGCCAACTAAGATATGAGAAGAACTCTCCATCATCCGAAGATGGTGTGCTATAATAATCAAAAACGATAGTAACTTGTCTAGAAGGTGCAGGTGCAGATTCCTTTCTGATTAATCTGCCATAATCTAAGAATTCTAATCTTTCTCCACTATCTAAAACATAATTATCATTGATCTTCTTGTCTCCAAGGGTTATTGCACTAATTGTTGCACTAACTTGGGATAACTTACAAGTGAATCTTTCGTTTAATTGATATTCTCTTTCATTTTGATATACGAAAGTTACTGTAGTTGCGGTTGTGGAAACAACTCTAGCAACAGCACCAGAAGTTTCTCCAACAAATTCATCTCCAGATGAAACTTGAGTCAGATCACCAACTACATTGAATACTGTTAATTTTGGAAGAGTTGGAGCAGTATTGTCATCCGACTCATAAATTGCATGTATTCTTAAAACTTCTGCTTTGTTTAATGAAATTTCTTTGTCCTGAACTCTAGTTCCATAAACAGTACTATAGGTCAGACCATCATTCAGAGATGTATTTACAGTAGAACCAGATGCAGAATTATTAGATCTAGTAAGAGTAAGAGTTGCACATCTATTCAAAACTTTTGATTTTGAATTAACTTTGAATTTTCTTAAAGTTGCTGTAAGACGTGCATTTGCATCTGTAGCAGTCGATAACTGAGACAGAGTTAATGTCTTAGAATCTTGTGAGAAAGATAACTTACCTTCAGACAAAGGTTCAATAGTTCCATTAGAATATGTTAATACATATCTTTCTTCATCAAAAGGTTCAAAAGTAGAATCTGGATCATTTTCAATTACAACGCAACCATTTGAGGACACATTTGCAGCATATGTCTTTCTATATACAAGTTGAGTATTGTCAAGATTGATATTGCTAATATTAGCATGTGGCATTGGTTGGAAGAACGATGCCTTATCAGAATCAATCAAATCTGGTAATCTCAATTGCAAATCGTTAAGAGTTAATTGAGAAGATGGAAGATCTCCATCACAAATATCAGAAACAGTTGTTACAGCAGATACTTCAACACTGTTTAAACCAGTGCCGATAGAAGAAACTTTATTATAAGTGACTGTAGAGAAACCTGTTCTTGTATAAGAAACAATGTCTCCTACGTTTAAACCTTCAGCAAATTTTGTTGTAACAGGTCCAGTTATAGTCGATATGCCACCACTAGATGCACTAATTGTTAATGTCTGATCTGACAAATTAAATACATCTGAAAGATCTAAATCAGCACTAAAACTACTTACCCCAACAGTAGAGAACAGTGATTTTACATCAAAGAAACTATAATCTGTTATGGTTGAAATAGTTGGCGATGAACTAATTCCATTTACAGAAATACTTTCTCCAACAATAAATGATCCACTAACTGATTCTAAAGTTAATACTTGACTTCCAGTAACTGATTGTGTAAGATATCCCTTAGATCCACTGCTATTTCCTTCAATTAACGCTGGAGTTGCAATAGATACTGTACTTCCAATCGTTACTGATGTGTAAGTATTAATATCGTATAAAAATCCTTCAAATTCTGTAGTGTCATCTTCATATGCAGAATCTTTCAGTTTAAAATCATAACATCTTGCCTTACCAATTTCAGTTCCAGCAGCAACAAGACCACTTGATCCTACTCTACTATTTCTCAAACTTAATGTTGCTGTAGTTCCAAATCCAACCACTGGAGATCCAGTAACATTGTTTAAAACAACTCTATTACCAATGGTATATGGAAGAGAAAATGTTGGAACATCATTTGATGTATTTGGTTTATCTACATCCAAAAATGTTGAGGTTTGTTTTTCAATTTCATATCCTCTAACGTATGCTTTTCCTGGAGAAACTTGAAGCGTTAAAAGATTTTCTGATGGAGTATTTCCCTGTGCTGTTTTTTGAGTTTCTAAGTAAACTCCACCGTTAGCAATTCTATCATTTAAGGATTCTTTTACAAATACCTCGAATGGTTTTACATAATAATCTCCAGATTCATCATATGTTCTTCTAGCAAACTCATCTTTAATATAGTTTAACTCAGTATTTTTTGTGTAAGACGATAACAACCCGTTATCGACTCTCATTAACTCAATAAAATCCTCATCGTTAAAATCATCTAATGATTTTTTGATTAATGCCGTTGAAATTTGAAATCTGTCTGCTCCTGGAGCAGCAAAGTTCGAAAATCCTTGAGCATTATCATTTAAAGTATCATCGTCAAATGATGTTACAATATCTTCGCTGACTAACAAACCAATTCTATAACTTGGTTTATTTGAATATTGATCTAAAAGAATTGTTTCTGATTGTACTTTTACAAAGTACCCTCTAATAAAATATATACCTTCTTGAATAAATGCTGCTGATGCAGTAGCAGTAGCAGCGTCGGAAATACAAGTTGCAAATGGATTTCCAGATCTAATTACACTAATACCATATTCAATGTCTGATTGAGTGATTAATCTTTCACCAGAAATAAATTTATCGCTCTGAAAATCCGTACTAGAAGATGCCACATAACGGATATAAAGAGTGTTGTTACCTCTATCAGATTCTGTATCAGATAAAACTTTAACTACAGTAGCAGATACTCCAGAAGTTTCACCTACAATGGTTACCCCAATTAAATTATCAATATATGATGAAACTGAAACGCCAAAGAATGTAGGGTCAATTTGAACGCACTCATAATTTGCGTCATATCCAGTTTGTCCTGGAATGACTTTGGCACCCTCTTTGAACATGTAGGTGCCAAATCTTTCGATTTGATTTTGTAAAATTGTTTGGAGAGTTGTTAACTCTCTTGCTTGAATCGCAGTTCCTGGCTTAAAAAGAACTCTATGATAGTTCTTATTTTCATCAAAGTCGTCATTGTATGGAGTGACATTGAGGTTGGTATTTTGTGGCATCTTTAAAACTCTAATACAATTTTAATGTCTTCTTTTTGACTGGTAGAACGAGGAATTGCTGCTCTGTTATCTATATAGATGACTTCTCCAGAATACTTTTCGATTTCTGGATTTGCTATTCCTTCGATAAAACTCTGATCTAGATTTATAATTCTTGAACCCGAAACCGTTGTGACTCCAGGGTTTGCAGCACTTCCAAATGTGCTTTGAATCTGTAAATTAGATCCAGAAGCCGCACCAGAAATTGTAAGAGAACCACCACCTGCAAGTTCACTATTTCTCTTGAAATCCCAAATTTTATAACTAAATCCACTTGTTCCAAGACCAACTGGTTGATAATATTTTAGAACACCAGTTGTACTATCATATGAAGCAACTCTTCCAGCAGCAGTTGATCCAATTCCGATAGTTTGGGTTATTAAACTATCTGCAGTATAATTTCCTGCCGTAGGTGTTTCTAATTTAATAGCACCTAAAGCACTTGCTTGAGATACTGTTAATAATTGTGTTTTGCTACCATAAACTGTTGGATTTTTGATAATACCAACTCTTGCAAAATCATTACCAACAATAAAATCTGGATTATTTCCAGTATTTTCATATCTAGAATAAACAAGAACTCTATAAGCACCAAGTTCTTTATAGATATCATGTCCATGTCCACCTGTTGGTGGGATAATGACATCAAAAGTTGCTATCGATGATGATGCAGCGCCCACTGCAGTCAATCCAATAGATCTCAAATCTCCACCAGTTTCAGTTAATGGCGCATTTGGATAGAACTGAATTGTACCTCTAGTATAACCAGTACCACCATTTGTAACTGAAACGTTACTTACTTTTCCATCAGAACCAACGGTAATACTAACTTTACCATTGGTTCCATCTCCAAGGATTGGAATATTCTTATAAGTTCCTGATGGAGAATATCCAGATCCTCGGTTTGTGATGGTGACCGTTTTAATTTCACCATCTACAGCGTTATTTTTAACATCTGCAGTATCACCATTACCCCAATTTGAAGGAACTGGAACAAATTCTACAGAGTCAAATTTAATGATATCACTTGGAGAAATAGTATAAAGATATTTCCAAACATATCCATCACCAGAAGTTCCAGCAACTCTTGGTTCTAAATCAGTAAAAGTTGGTTCATCTAAGGATGGTTGTCCTGTAGGATGGTCAGGATCAATACCATTTTGAAGGCAAATATAAACTTTAAAATCTTTATTTACGACATAATAGTTTGAATCATATAGAGTAGTAGAACTAGTTACTTTTGCCAGGTTGCTAGAACTATAGTCATGTCTATACATGTCATAAACTGTACCCGAGGTCCAAGTGACCTTTCTGATCATTCTTCTGACATCTTCAGTGCTCACTTTTTTCAAAGCAATCATCGTGTCAAAATAATCATTCTGCTCCTTGAACATGTCTTTTGGAGCAGGAACATTAGTATTCCAATCAGTTGTTCCAGAACCAGTCGCAGTATCAGTAGAGTTTGGTAACCCTATAAAAGTATAGTAAACATTAGTTGTCGTACCAATACCAGTGAAACTTTTTACAAAAGTTTCTGCATTCAATATTCTAAATTGATCTGAAATGATAGCAGGCATTTTTACAGTTTTTTATTTATTTATCTTATTCATACTGTGCCTTTAATGCAGTTCTTCTCACTATTGTTGGAGAAGTTTCAATTCCAGATAAACCATTATGTTTTGGAACAGTAAATGATATTGGATTTGTTCTAGAATCAAAGTTGAACATTCTTCCCCAACTATAAGTTCCAACTCTACCTGTGGTATCAAAACCAACAGAATCGAGAGTTACTGAAGTTGTAGCAACTCCAACAATTGATAATACGTTACTGTAGACAGTAACTATTCCAGAAACTCCATTATTATCAACTTGATCTGCTCTATAGATATTATCTATGAAGGAAGTTCCAACTCCAACGGTGCTCACGCTAGTGGAAACAAGAATTGAAGTAACACCAAGTCCAGTTACAGTATTTCTTGCAACATAATAATCCCCAGTGGTAATACCACTTCTTTCAATAAATGGATTTAATTGAGAACTTGCAGCAATTCTATTTGTATTCAATCCAACATCACTTTGAATACTGAATATTAACATTGGAGTATTTGTACCAATTCCAGTTGCACTACTTGCAATACTTACAATCTTACCATAGTCACCCTCTACATTCACGCTACTAAAGTGCTCATAAACTGTAGATTGTGGGGAAATAATGACTTTTACATCTGATGTTGAAATATAACCAAATCCACCATCAACAATTGTCAGAGAGGAAATATTTCCTGAGGCAGAGACATTTGCAGTGATTGTAGCACTTGTTTTCTCACCATCAGATGTATAATACTTGCTAGTAGATCCGACACCAACGACAAATGATCCATTATCAGTCAGAGAATATAAAGAATCAGAAACTGATGTTTTGAGTGACCAATTAACACCATCTAAGGAGTTTGCAACAACTCCATTCTCACCAGAAGCAACAAATACATTTGAACTAAAGGTTACTGTATAGAAATCGTCTGTTGATCCAAGAGAATTGGTAATCCAAGGACCATTTAATAAAGTAGAGAATCCAACAGTTCCATTATCACCAACTACAACGTACTTGTTCTTTCCATAAACAATATCATTTAAGTTTTCATTTGAAGATGATGGTGGTCTAACAACAGTGAACTGTCTGTTTGTGATAGATCCCATAACAGAGGAAATTATCACTCCACTGTTACCAACAGCAACAAATTGATCATCTACACTTGAGTAGATGACAGAATTTAAATTATTTGTTACATTGGACACTGGGTTAACTAATGTATCAACAAAAGATGGGATATTAATCAACCAAACAGTTCCAATACCAGCAGGATCTCCAGTGTAAATGGTTCCACTTGAATTTAACCACTTACCATTCTGTGGATATACATTATCCGATACTAAAACTGTTCCTCCAGTTCCAACAGCGACAAACTTATCTCTACCATAAGCAACAGAAACAAACTTTCTTGTTGTGCTTGATGGTGTAAAGATCCATCTGCCAAGTCCTCCTGGTTCTGCAACATAAGAATAAATTGTTGATGCACTCCAGTTAGAACCATAATTAGTTGAGTATCCAACTTTTGCATCTGAACCAACACCAACCCAAGTCGTGCTTCCAAAAGCAACACTATTTAATTGATTATTAGTGGTGAATGATGGGGTAGTTCTTGTCCAAGTTGATAATGTTGTAGATGTTGAAATTCCACCATTTTCATCACATGCAAGATACATGAAGTTAGATCCATCATATTTAATATCTCTTAAGATTGTTTGATTTATTGTGGTTGTAACTCCAGACACCCAAGTTTTACCAACTTCTAACACTTGAGATTGTGAATAAACACCTACATCAGGTGATGTGATATATCCAGATCCAGAAGATGTTAATGTTAAGGATGTAATCGATCCACCAGCAGAAACTGAAGATACAGTTGCCTTTGCAGCAACACTATCTGGAGATTCTTTAATAATGGTAATATTAGTATCACCTTCTAAAGTATTGTCAATAACTCTATATTCTGGATAAGAGTGCTCAACATAAATTTCAGAATCGGAAACAGAAAGATCTTTGATTAATTTTGTTGCTGGATATACTCTTGGTTCAAGGTAATCTCTTGCTTTACTTATGATTTCGCCACCAATAATTAAGTCAGAAGTTTGTTTAGTCCAAGTTATACATCTGTTGAAATTTGGATCTGTTGATATTCCGATATCATTATAATCATTTGTCTGTGCTTTGTCAGAACTTGTAAGATCGATTACAGTTCTATCAAATTGTGCCAAGACACCTCTAGCAGATTCTAATTTTAAGGTATCTCCAACTTTAATTGATTGTAATGGAGTTTCTGAAATAACATCTCCAGAAGAACCTTGATAGAAAAGAATTTTTAATTTACTGCTAGGTCTTGGTGCTTCTGCAAATTCAAATTTAGTACCTCCAGTAAAGAAGTAATCTTTACCAGGAATTTGAAGAACATCATTAATGAATACAAGTAAGTTATTTTGAAGTACAATTCCAGATCCAGGACTAGATTCAATACTATATGGTTCTGGGAGTAGATTTGTTGTTCTAGTTAAAGTAAAGATTCTCTTGACGCCATCAAATTCATTTGAGAAGTCATCAATCTTAATCAATTGTCCAAAAGTCCATCCAGCAAATTTGTCTGTGTATACACTCTTAACAGTAAATGTTATAGTGCTTCCTATTCCAACTACAGATGGACTTGAGAGTTGAAGAACTTCATTCTCCTTATAACCCATTCCACGATCAACAATATTGTAGGAAAGTAAACTTCCACCAACACCAACTACAACATCAACTATTGCCCCAGATCCAGATCCACCAGTCAGAGATCTGTATGAGTAAGATCCTCCAGTGTATCCAGTTCCTACTCCAACTTCAACCTCATTAATAATACCTTTTCTTGGTAAAGATTCTCTACCACTTCCAGTGAAAGATATTGTTGTGATTCCAGAAACACCATCGTCAATCAATTCATAGTCAGTTGTTGTATCAACACCAACAGGTCTTTGGAAGATATTATTGATAAGGATTATGCCATTATGGGTGCTAATTCCTGTAAGATTTTGGGTATCATTCAGTAAAACAAATGATTTTCCAGTTCCTACTAAACCAGTAAATTGATGGGAAATATCATCAAAGATATAATTCTTATCGTAGTTCTTTCTATAGAATGCTCTTCCAGCAAAGGTTGAGTGTGTAGAAATTCCAGGATTTAGGGTAGTAAAACCTACAGGTCCATATGGGGCAGTGCTAAAGTAAATATGACCCTTAGAAATCTTATAATCACCCTGAAGAACAGTTACTGCTGCGCCTACAGTGTGCGCTGCTGAAACAGTATCAAATTTACCTCTATTTACCAGTAAAACGTTTGTTGATCCAAGTCCAACAGTTCTAACACTTAGAATTTCACTATCAATTTGAAGTAAAGTATTGGATGCTATTGAAGTTATTCCAGATAAAGTAATCGTAGTTGAAGCAGCGCCAACTCCAGTCGCAAGACCAACACTGATACTCTTCTTAGACAATGGACTCTGAATGATGTTATCAACGGTAATTAATACTCTTGGATCAGCAATAGTCGAATCTACAGAGAAACTGTGACTTGTTCCAGCACCAACTGTCAATCCTACCCCAGACAATGATCTAAACTGGAAGAACAAATTATTTACAGTAGCGTCTGTTTTAATTCCAGAAACTTTAAAGTTATTATCATCTACTTTATAAACATAAAGTTCAGTTGGCAATCTGTCTGTAGAAACTCCAGATGCAGTTCTTGATGTTGTCGCAATCGCAACTGCGCTGCCATTACCAGGATCATAAACTATTTTTTCTCCAGTTGA